TTTAGTTTTAAATTTCTTATTACCTTGAGGACGTTGCATAATTCTCATACCAATTTGACCTAAAAACTTATCTTTAAAAGTATCAACCAGTTCATCACTTGACCTATATCTTTTTTTATTAACTTTTGGATCCATAATATTAACAAACATATATTTTGATTTACTTAAAGTCTTTTCTGCAACTGGAAGATAAAAACTATCTCTCCATTTTTCATACTCATTAAATTTACTCCACGATTGGTCTTCTTCATACTCTCCACCTTTGTTATATTGTTCAGTAGAAAAATATGGTGGACTTGTAAATGCACAATCTATATCTGGTAATTCATTATACGGTAAATCTTCCGCACCACATCTCCATATCTTAACAGTTTTATTTGGAAAGAATTTACTATACTCTTCTATTTGTTTTTGATAATTCTTATATGTATTTGGATTAGGATCACAACCATAATAATGTGTTGCCTTACTAGCAAAAAATCCAGCAAGTCTATCTCCCCAACCACAACTCGTATCTAATACTGTTTCTGCATTGGTCATATCATATATTGTTTTTGCAACAACTGGTTTAAATTGTGTTGCAATATATGTACCTAATCTTGTTACTTCTCTATAACTATTTGGTGATAAATCTCTGGTACTATTTACACCTCTCCATAATGCACCTAAACACTTCCATATATCTCTTGCATTACCATTTTTCCAAACTTCAATTGGTGCTCTAAAACTATAACTTGAACAATTTAATCTTAACTCTTGATGAAAATAATTACTACATTTATTAAATATTGCAGGAGCGTCAATTAATCCTAAACCATATTTTGAATATGGATACTTATAGTCATTATATTTTTCAAATACATCTTTATTACTTTGTTCTTTAGGTGTACAAATTTTTCTAGTATCAAATTTACTTAATTTTATTATATTGTCTTTCATATCTTCATATGAAATATGATTTAAAGGAAACTTTGGTCTAAACATAGCAATATATTCTGCTAGTACTTCTCTAAATCTTTCTTTACCTAATTTTTCAGTCCATCTATCAAACTGAATTGTATCCATAATAGGTAGACCATCTTCATTAGCAAACTTTTTTAAATCTATTGTATATAAATCCATTATATTTCATTTCCCCAAGCATCCCAACCATCAATTTTATGTCTGGCAAATAATTCTATTCTAGGTAAATCACCACATAGATTAACTATATCATTTCTAATTCTATCTGGTTTTCTACTATGCTCTCTACGTTCACTCACTACTAATCTATCTACGTTACCACTTATTCTTTTTGGGTGTCCTTTAGTTGCTAAAATACATATCTCTGGATTTGCTCTAGTCCATAACCCAGGTCCTTTAAAAAAATAATTTTTAATTCTCTTCTTATTCATCTTCACCCAATAAAAGGCAACCGTCTTGTACGTAAATCCCCACTTCTCTACTATAGGAATCTGTTTATGTAATAATGGATCTGTACACCACATAAACAATGCACAATCTTTTTTTGCAATATCTCCAATTGGTAAATCTTCAATCTCTTTCATTGTCATTGTTTTATAATGATGAATAGGATTTGTTTGTGCCTTAGCATTATTCCAGTTCTGAAAATGCCAAGGTGGATCTGCATAAATTATATTATACGTCTTATCAATATCCATATGCCTTACCTAAAAATCTCACTACTAATAAGAATAAAATAAACTGCCAAAGTTTTATAGTAGTATTCTGTGCTAAAAAACCTCCAAACAATACAGCAAAAAACATTATAAAATTGTTCATCCGAAAAATGCCTCCAGATTTGCTCTCTTTTCGTGTTCCCAACCTATTGAGTTTAATATAAATCTCATAGGGTCTAGGAAAGTTTTTTCAAATTGTATTTCATAATCAATATATTTCTGTAGATTAAACTCTTTTGGTAATTGTGTTACATAACTAATCACATCAAACTTAAATGGATTTGCCTCTAACAATTTAATAAATTTAATCTTATCTCCTTCTTGTATATAAGGATACTTATTTTGTAATTGAAATTCTTTTATTTGGTGATTATAAATCAACGCACCTTTAACGTGTATTGGTGTACCTTTAATAAACACATCTTTACTACTGCCATATTTTCTCAAATTATTACAAGACCTTGGAAATGATATCTGCTCAGCAGACATATTCATAAATTCTTTTTTGAAACCTGCAATGAAAATATGTAAATCTGATTCTTGTTTTGACATTATAATTTTAATTGCCTCTTTAATTTTACCACGACACACTTGTGGAGTTGAAGATTTAATTGCCTCTATACCCATAATCTTTAATTTAGGTTCAGACAATCTTACATCTTCCTCATCCAATACATTTAACATATATCTTTTTTTCGCAACCCATATACCTTTGTTAGCAATAACTTCACGTGCCATAACCATTGCGTTCTTAAATGCGTTAGTATAATCTGCAATGTCTTCAAATTGTTTTGCAATAAAAGGTTCTAATTTGTTATCACATACCTTAGCAAGAAAATCACATACTTGTTGGTCTGTTTTATCTTTACAAGTCTTCTCTACAAATTTATCAAACGATACATAAATTGAATCTGTATCAGACGCTAGTACATAATCTATTTCATTATGTGTTTGTAATACTTGATTTAGATATTCATTTACTTTTTGTTCTATATTTCTTATAATATATTGACCTGCTGTAGTTACAGCACTTGCTTGTGCTATATCATAGTATCTAAAGTATTGATTACCAATTGCACCATAACAACTATTCAAAGCAATCTTTCTTGCCCATTGTATATTATGACATCTAGCAATTTCTTTTTTTAATTCGTTTGTTGGATTCTTTTGATATTCTCTTTGTGCCTTTAACTCACGTTTCTTATATATCACACGGTCTTTATAAATCTTTTCAATCATTTCAGGTAAGAAACCTTGACTATCTCTTTTGAACATTGCACCGTTAGGTGTTATACAAGCGTCTTTATCTTTTAAAAACTCTAGGGGTGTCTTCTTACTCAACATTTTATTCACAGAAACACCAGATGAATCAACACCTAATATCTTTTCGGGAGAAATATTATATTGTACAATAATATGTGGATAAAGAGAGTTGATATCAAAAGACACCACCCAATGTTGCATACCAAGTTTAGGCTCTTTTACATAAGCGCCTTCATACTTTGTATCCTTGGAATGTTCTTCCCTAGGAGGTATACAAATATTTTTTTTCATCAAATGGTTTGCGATTAATGTATCCCAAACTCTAACCTGTGAAAAAATATCGTTATAATTTACTTTAGTTTCATATGCAAACGTTAATGACAAATCAATTAAACCTAATTTATCTTCTAATGCGTCAACAATTTCTACGTCTTGTATATTATATTCTACAAATTTTTGAAAATCTTTTGTATAAAAATCTTTAAAAATGCCATATGGATTTTCACGTTTACCTTGACCTAATTCAACTTCACCTATAAATCCTAATCTATAACTTTCTTGTCTTGCTGGTATAAACCATTTATACAAATCAAGATAATCTAACATAGCTATACCATACAAAGTATAATACGTATTAGGTCTACCTCGTATAATAATTTGTTCACTTGTTATTAAATTCCAAGGCGACATACGATTTGCAACTTTAGAACCTACAAGTAATTTTATCCTATTCATTAAATAAGGTAAGTCAAAAAATTTAGTGTTCCAACCTGTAATAACATCTGGATAATTCTTTAACCAGAATTTCATAAACTCCATTATTAAATGTTTTTCATCTTTACATTGAATATAAGTTACATCTTTTCTATCTGTTTTAAATTCACCAACACCCCAAGATATAATCTGTTTATTGGATTGATTCTTAACACTAATACAAAGTAATTCTTCTATGGGATTATCTACTTCTGGAAAACCATTTTCACAAGCACACTCTATATCTAATGTAAATATTTTAATTAAATCTTTTGACCATTTAACTTTTGGAAATTCTTTATTAATATATTGATAATGATATCTTTCAAGTCCATAGGTAGGTGAGTTTTTAGTTGCTATATCTTTTCTAAATCTACGAGCAGCGTCAATAGATTTAAAGGTGATTGGTTTTAAATATTCACCTTGTAAAGTTTTAAAATCTGTTTGTTGTTTTGTTAATGAATATAATGTTGGAGAAAAATTAATCTTCTCTTTATACTCTTTGTTATCTCTTACTCCTCTAACAAGTAGTTTGCCTTTATATTCTATTACATTTTTATAAAAGTTCATCTGGTCTCAAATGCAAAGTTAAACCATCAAGTTCTTTAGTAAGTTTTATCTGACAAGATAATCTACTTACTCCTGGTTTATATCCTTTTTCATATTCTAATTGTTCTTCTTCAATGGAATTATCATCCATCTTTGGTACTTTATCTATCCATTTTTCATCTACATATACGTGGCAAGTACAACACATACAATTGCCACCACAATCTGCAGGTATTTCTGGAATATCTACAGTTGATTCAAATTTGGCTGCCTCCATTGCACTCAACCCTTCTCCAGCTTGAACACGAATTTTGGATCCGTCCCTTACAAAATATACGTCTATCACTTATCTAATGTTGGCAAACCTGTTTCAGTTATTAACTGTTTGTTAGGTGTCAAAATAGATGAAGTGTTATTAATATAATTCTTTTTTATTTGTTCTTTTGGTTTTGAAATAGATAAAACTTTATCTGCTTTAATTTCAATTGATTCTCCATCTGTATATGGAGCATAAGGGGTCATCATTAATTGGACTGGTTTACCTGGTGCTTGTTGCGTAGGTATGATAACAAATCCTTTTATGATTGTAACTGTCTTTGATCCTTCTGTAATTTCTCCGATAACATCTTCTCCTGTTACCAATCTACAGACTAATATTTCACTTGCCATTATATTTCTCCTTGATTATAATATACACCATTTCTGATTAATTGTCAATGTTGCCTTGTGGGAAAAAGGGTGTGTATCCTTGTTCTTCTGCTTTTTGGTCGTCTTCTCCTACAATTGCTTTGACTTCTGGAACATAATACTTTAGCATATCTTCCACACTTTGATGTAATGTTTGCTTAGACATTGCACAACCAGAACAACTACCTGCTAATTCTAATTTTGCCACACCTAAATCCATATCAAAATCTAAATAATTTATAAACCCACCGTGCTGAGCTACAGCAGGAGCAACTTTATCTTCCAAGATAAATTTGATATCCTTTGCTATATCTTCTTTACTTCTTGTTTCTTCATTTACCACTTGAAGTAGCTCCTTTTTTTAGTTTTTTTGTAAATTTATTGCTGAATTACCTTTTTGTGTTT